AGTCGGGTTGCCTGCGGATGCAGACCCTTGATCGTCACTCATCACGGAAATCCTCTTGCAGATTGGTCAAGGTTCGTTCGTCCAGGTGCAGCGCCTCGACAATCATCTGCACCGTCTCCTGCCGGCCAACCATCCGGCCAACTTGGAACATGTCCGCCTGCGAACCGGGGGCGGCAGGCGGCTTACCGAGCCTCGCGAACCGCTTCAGGTGCGCGACCACTATCCGGCCATCGTCTGACAGTTCGTTGCTCTGGGGGTTGAGGAACAGCCGCTTGTAGGCGCGGCTCCTCCACAGGATCTGACGGATACGCGCCAGCATGTGATTCATGTGCGATTGTCGTCCTGACGGAATGCGGTCCCGCCGCAGCCGGGGGCCTCAGTGTACCACCCGTGATGCACTGCATGAGAGCACCAGACCCGCTCCTGCTTCTGGGTGATGCCAGCCGCCCACCAGCAGAGGCGGCAGAGCAGGGTCGATGATGGATTCCGGTCCGTGGTATCGCTCACACGGCCTCGCCACGGAACCACGCCTTGCCACCGTCCACCACCACGATCTCGGGCGGCAAGAGCCGACCCTCGCGGAAGGTCAGGACGGCGAAGCCCGACGCCCAATTGACCGGCCCCGCCTCGACGTAGGTGAACTGCGGACCGGTGATGTCGGCCATGGTGCCGGTGTCTACGCCGTATCTACGGCCCCGGTAGTCGGCCCATGGGGTCACCTTCAACTGGTGGAGGTGGCCGTGGACGTAGGACACGCCCGCCTTCAGGGTGCTGTTATAGGCGGCATGGATGCCACCGTTCACCGGGCGGTGCCGGATGCAGACCCACCCGTCGGTGCGGGCGTTCAAGTGCAGCGCCCATCCAGCCCGCCAGCGGGGCAGGAAGTCCAAGAGCGTCGAGCCCGGCATCCCCTCGACCTCCGAGACGCGACCGGATAGGTAGTTCTCGAAGCGGGCGTCGTGGTTGCCGATGGTGCGCACGAGCTTGGCCGCGCCCGCCGCTCGAGCGATCTCGGCGCAGCGGTCTTGGACGGTATGGATCTCGTCCTTCAGCTGCGGCTGCTGTTCCCACATGATTCGCGGGTGCCGCGAGATGCGAGCGCCGTCGAGGATGTCGCCGTTGAGCACGACCATCGCGGGGTTGAGCGCCTTGGCGAGACGGCAGAAGGCCTCATGCGCGACGGTGACGATGCCGGGCCAGTAGTGGCAATCGGAGGCCACGAGCACCACGCCGTCCTCGAGCGTGTCGTGCATCTCGCCTTCGTACTTCTCGGCCCGCTCGGCGGCGAGGGCGTTGGCGCGACGTCCGGCTGCGCTTCGGTCGCTTGCGCCGCGAATGGGAGTGATGGATTCCAGCGCCATGCCGTACTTCGACTCCATCGACCGGCGGCGGCTGTAGACGCTGCGCAGGTTGATGTTGAGCGCCTTGGCAACGAGCGGGGCCTTCTTCAGGCGCTGCCACGCGGCGATGAACTCTTGGTCCGATGCGGTCAGCGGCACGGCTTGGCTCCCGAGTCGAAGGTGGTCAGGGACTGGTGAAGCAGGCTCGCCAAGTTGTCCACGAAGACCTCATCGTGTGTCAGCGGGTGGTTCATCTCGTCGAGCAGGGCATGCGCCCACTCGTGGCAGAATGTCTGCTGCAGCTCGGTGTCGCCCTGATCGCCGCGCAGGTCGATGCGGTGGCGGGTCGGGTCGTACATCCCGACGGTGTCCATCGGGTGCGGCCAGCGGGTGCGAGGGATGATGCGCACGGCGAGCTGGTGACCGTGCATCTGGAACCGGCGCGGTATCTGCAGCCGGACGTGGCGGTTCATCTCAGCCAGTCCTGGAGCTCGGCGAGCCGGGTCGCGTCTCGCTCGCAGGCGGCGAGGTGGGCGGCAATAGCCTCTCCAACCTCTCCCGCGTCGCCGGACTCTCCGGTGGCGTCATCAGGGACGGGGGCGGCGGGACAGGCTCCGGGCAGACCAGAGGCGGCGTCGCGCAGCCGCCGAGCAAGGTCGCGACCACGCCGATCGGCAGCACCCAACTTCGATTGCAGGTCACGCTCCACCCCCTCTCTGCGCACAACGTCGGCACGATGCTTCTCGTACTGCGCGACGATGACCGCTGTGGACTCCTGCCTGACCTTCGCCATGACAGCAGACCACTCGGCCTCGGTGACCGCCGAACCGGCCTTATAGCCAGCCCGGTACGCATGCGAGAACCCGAACCACCCGGCAGCGAGTAGGGCGACGGCAACCGCCGCCCAGACCTTCACGCCTGCGGCTCGACCTTGCGCTTCGAGTACACCGACCAGATGGCAGCGGCGATCGTGGCAGCAGCGCCACCCACCGCAGCGATGGTCTCGGCATCCGCGAAGCCCTTGCCCACCAGATAGCCACCGATGGCAGCAATGACAGCACGGACAATGCCCGCAACTTGTTCAGCAGTCATGATTCACCTCGCTCTGTAATACGATCAGTTGACGGATAACCGGACAGATTTCGCGTGAGGATGTTGGAAATGGGGGAATTCGCGGAACCGCTTCCACCGGCCCGCCCACTCGAGGCCCGCCGCCTCGCCGAGTCTCCCGACCTGCTGCCAGACCGGGGCGGTCGCAGACCAGACCGGCTTGCCGCTCACCATCGGGACGACGTCCACGGCCAAACTCGCAGGCTTCCCGTTGAAGCGGAAGTTGTGCATCGACTGGCCGGGCTTCGCATTCGTCACCTTGAGGCCGGGCTTGGTGCGCCCCTGCGCATAGAGTCGCGCCTGCTCCTCATCCGATCGGTAGGTGCAGGTCACGAGGATGTCGATGTCGTCACGCACACACGCCGCGAGGAACGCATTCACGAGCGGACGCATCAGCGGGTGCAGGTCCTCAAGTCGGCGGCTGCTCATGTCAGCCGATCCCGACAGTCCGCAGCAACGCCATGCCACCGACCGTGATAGCCGCCACGATGGCGCGGTCAACCCACTTGGCCGAGTGCGAACTCTCCCACCCGGAATGCTCCAGCTTCTCAACCCGGCGCTCGATGCGCTCAATTGCCGTAAACGCACGCTCCATCGCTTCTGCCGTCTGCAACTGGTTCTGCTCCACAAGCGCAAGTTTCGTGATGGCATCGGACAACTTGCCGAGCGCCGTCTTGATCTCGCCCACGTCTTCGTGCAACAGGTTAAGTCTGACCGCAAGGATGTCGGAATCGTTCGCCATCGATTAAATCCCGAGCACTTCACGCCGAGGCGCAGAAGCCGCAATCTGCTCGGCCTTGGCAAACCGCTCCGCAGCCTGACCAGCAAGCGGAGCAGCCGCGAGAAGCTGCTGCATCTGGGCCTGCTGCTGATCGGCCATGTCCATCGCCTCGAGCTCCTCATCCGTCCGCAGCGCCTTGGCAGGGACGTTGTTCGCCTCGGCAATGACCTTGAGCGCCTGGTCAGCGTTGATGCGCCGCAGTACCTTGATGTCGCCCGATGCCTGCGCGACCGGCAGGATCGCCTCGATGGTGCGCAGGATGCCCGCAGCCTCTTCGGCACGCATCAGCCGAGCGAGCGGGCCGGTGTACTTCGGCAGAATCTCGCCACCCGCCATCACATAGTCCATGAGCTGCGGCGGCGGCACGGGCAACGCGCCCGACGCCGAGAGCAGGTCTAGCTCGCGCTCGATGATGGGGCCGATGAACTCCGACTGCTGTCGACCCATCGTAGGCCCGAGCAGCGCACCCTTCTCCTGGGCTCGCTGCATCACCTCGGTCGCCGTCATCACGCGGGGGCTCTCGACCAGAATCTGGAACAGCGTCACGAGGAACGAGTCGTTCACCGCCTTGCGCTTCTGGTCGGACATCTCCATGCCGATCGGCAGGTTGCCGCCCGTCATGAGCGGCTGAACCAGCGGCGTCCCGTCCTCGCGGAGGTAGCCGTAGTTCAGGGCATTGGGGCGCACCGAGAAGGCATTAAGGGCCCCCTCCTCGGAGAGGATGAGCGGCGGGTCGACCATGCGGTGCGCCATCCGAAGCATGGTCTTTTCCATTTCCTGCAGGGACTTGATGTCGGCCAGAGCCTCCATCGCAGGTGACCGCCCATAAATCTCACGCGGGCCGGTGACATACCGACCCACCGCATACGGCATCGAGCGATAGCCCGACTCTGCCAGCAGCGCATCACCCTGCCGGGCAACATAGCGCGACATGAACTGCATCCCGTCCGCACCGGCCTTGCCCGACTTATACCCGTCGTTCGGCTTGACGCAGTGGATGAACTCGAACATGTCGTTCGCTTTCGCATCTCCCGCAGCCTTGATGCCTCGCGGGAGCTTGTCAGCCCAGCCCGGCACCTGCATCGCCTGCCGCGCCGTCAACTGGAAGCAGCGATACACCGTGTCCACCCGACCCGTATGGTCGAGGTCGATGACGATCTCGGAGAGCGGGATGGCGCGGTACCGCAAGGTCACGCCTGGGATCTCGTCGATGAACAGCGTCGAGGTGCCGAACGCACCGAGGCTCATGTAGCACTCGAACACCTGCGAGGCGAAGTTGGCGGTCGGCGCATACCGCTGCCGAAACAGGACATCGCGCAGGGAGTCGCACCACCGCTGCACCGCCACATTCTCATCGAGCTCGGGGATGCCGGTATGCAATCCGTGCCACATCTGCGTTGCTGGTGTCAGCATCGAGTCCATCGCGGCAGAGAATCGGGGCAAGGCCCGCTGCGCCGTCGAGTCGAATATCTTCTCCGACCGCTTCTCGCCCGGTGTGCGCTGGCCGGTCATCTCGGCCATGGACGGCCAGACGCGCTCGGCAACTTCCTGCCAATGGGACTCCCATGTGCCACGAGCGCCCTTGAGCCGGTCGTAGCCTTGCAGGACGTCTTGTGCGCGTGAGTCCATCGTCACTCCCAAAGCAGGAAGTAGCCGTTCTCGAGCGCGAGATTGTCTCCGTTCTCGGCTACGAGGTTGCCAACAGGCTGGTCATCGCCCGTCCCGTCACGCCGCAGCGTCCGGTCGGCGGTACGCTCCTGACTTCGCGGCCATGTGCGCATCAGAAGTTCGGGCTCGGGATGCGCAACGCCATGGCATAGACAGCGGTCGCGGTCGCAATGTTGCAGCGAATCTCACCCGCACCCAGCTCGAAGATGCCACCACCAGCCGCAGTCAGCGTCACATCTGCACCCACATCCTGCGCGGTGCCGTTCGGCCCCTTGCACTGCAGCTTGACCGTGCCGCCACCGAAGGTCGCCTCAACACGGAACTCGCCACGACCACCCGGCCATGCGAACCACGCGCCAGTCGCGCTGGCGTTCGATACGAGAACAATGCCTGTCGCCATGTCTGTCTCCGATTAGGCCGCTACGGCCTTGATGACTGCGAAAGAAAGGACCACGGCCTCCGAGAGGTTGCCGCTGGTCTGACAGTTGAACAGGGTGATGGAGCACGACCCAGCCGCCACAGCGCCTGCGCTCACCAGATACGCACCAGCAGTGCCGCCCGACTTCACGCATACGGCCACCACATCGGTCGCCTCGATGGCGCTGTTCGTCAGCGTGAATGCGACAGGGGTCTGGTGCGCCAAAGTCGCACTGTCCATCGTGATGGTACCGCAGACCTTGTTAAGCGTGACGCCCGTGCTCTTGCTCGTCGCTTGCGTAACCACGCCGCCAGCGCCGGTCGCGTAACCCACCCCGCCAGAAGCCGAGGTGGACTTGACCGAACTCGCCGCCGTCACAGCACCGGCCTTGGTCACTTGGAACCTGGCAGCACCGCCCACCAACAGGTTGAGCAGCATCGACCCGGCAGCACTGGCCGTGTCGGTGACATCGAGCTTGATGGCCGAGAAGGTTGTCGCAACGTTGTTCCAGACGTTCACCAAGTCGCCCACCGCAGCACCGGCCAATGCCTTCGCCGTGACCTTCTTGGTCTCGCCTGCGCCAACATCGACGATCGGCAAGACATCGACCGGCGAGTCGAGGTCACCCTGCGCTAGCGAGCTGAACTGCGTGATCTTCTTCGTCGCCATTACATGCCGCCGCCCAGCAGTCGGGTCGTAGCGACGCCGCCCATCTGCTGGGTCTCAGGCGTGGACATCATTGTGGCAGCACGCCCGCGCCGCCGACGCAGCCGGGTGGACTCAATCTCGCGCTGCTTTGCCACATCGATCTCGGGAGCAGGCGGGGGCGGCTCGATCTTCGGCATCTTGGGCTTGAACAGACCGGACATGACGCACCTCGTGGCAGACTTTGGCGCGAGTCTAGCCGAACACTGAGTAATCTGCTACAGCCACCCCCGGACCAGCCCGCCGCACCGTCCCACGGAACGGCCTGCGACCCTTGGCGAGATACCGCAGAGCATCGGCGTAGTGACTCGTCCAGTCGTGGAGTGGCCTGTCCTTGAACCGCTGCAGCCGGTCGTCGTATTCGCGCCGGTACTGCCGGACGGCATCCATCGCCCGGGTCATGCGAGCCGCTGCGTCCTCGGCACTCTCACCGGGGAACGGGTCGGGTGCCTTGTTCCACTCGACCACCGGCAGCATCTGACGCACCGCCTGGATGCCATCGTCCACCGAGTCAGCCTCCAGCACCCGAGGCTTGAGACCGTACCCCGCCGCTGTCTCGAGCCGGGACTTGCCAGA